GGAAGTAATCATTTAGATTCGAATCTAATTAAAGGTTCATAAAAGAATCTGTACCAACTTTGAACACTTAATTTTTTATATAATTGGTAATGTATCAAGAAATATCAAGTTTTAAGTAGCGGTGCACTGTAGGATTAATTGTATCACTATCGGCAATATTAGAAAAAACATAATCAAATTTACCATTGAATGGTGATTTATTGCGTTGTTTGCAATGTTCACAATATTTACAATAATTCATTATTTTATATGATAATTATTATCAATACATATTATTATTAACATATATCAATTTTTTTAAATAATAGAATATTCGATTTTGTTATTGGAACCAGTAGTGATTTGATATTTATCACACAACGTACATAACCATTTGGCAACTTCCTTGTCTCTAGTTGTTAAATAACTACGAGCAGGTTGAGAATAGGAACGTTTCGTTCCTATTCTCTTACCAAATGGCCTTTTTTACAGGCATATCTATATGCATATTCGTTGTGGGCATAAATATTGATTTCATTTTTTTGACACAAATATTTTGCCACCAATAAATTATTATCAGTACATGCTTATACAAAATTATTTTCTTCGTTTGTTAATTTTTTATTATTTATTTTTTCTATCAAATAAAATTGTTCCAATGTTGTAAATAGTTTATCATTAACAACAAAATCATAATAATATTTATTAATTAAAGATAGTTTGGGAAAATCAATAAGTGGATCCAAATAGTTAAGAATAGAATATTCAATTTCTATAACCAAAAAAATATAACTATTCGTATCCATTATGGATATTAATTACATTATATTGATAATATGACAAATTAATAATTTATAATTCAATTTTTATGATAATTATAATTTTATAATTATTATAAAGAATGTAACCAATCAACAATTTTTGAGTGACAGAATCTAAATGCAAATTCATCATGAGCATTGATATCGATGGAAGAACCTATTTCATTACCCAATAGACATAACCATTTAGCAATTTTATTGTCTCTAGTTGTGTTGCTTCGCAACATAACCATGAGCAGTTGAGAATAGGAACGAAATGTTCCTATTCTCTTACCAAATGGCCATTTTTGCAAGCATATCCAAATGCATATTCATTATCAGAATGAATATCAATGGGAGAATTTGTTTCATTGCCTACTAGATGTAACCATTTGGCAATACCCAAATGCAAAATTTGAAATGATTGATCAGGATCTATATAATTTTTTGATATTTGTCACAGTGGAAAAAAATATCTAAATTCCAAAAATAGAATCATCGTTGGGTGCTGTCATTTTTAATGAATGTGATTTGTCTAAATTATTTTCCCAACTAAGTCCTCTCTTGACAGAATATTTTAACAATTCTGATTCTCCCCACGTCATAACGTCTAAATTATTTATTTTAATAGCCGTTTTTTCTTCTGTACATATTGAATAAACAATTTCTGGTTTCACCTTAATTCTTATTGCACCAGGGATTTGTGAGGCTTTTATTTCCGTACCATTATACAATATTTTATGACCGGATGTCACTAAAAAATCTTCATTTGGTTTATTTTCTCCAAGAGAATTCTTTTTTATTTTCATATATCTGGTAATTCGTCCTGTTATGATGTTATATTTGATGGGTATAAATTTTTCATTGATCGTATCAAAAATTTCATGTGTGTCAGAATATAGTTCTTTAGCTCTAACTTCGGAAATTTCATTTGTTAATTTATTTTTTGCCAAAACTAGCGATTCTCCGGAAAAACAAATTACACCCGCTTCGATAGCACCGATATCGACAATACCATTAATAATACGTGGAAACCCCGGACCACGTTGATCATAAATAATTCCAACCGGAACTAAAGCATTATTACCACCATCGATAGCAGTAGAAGCTGGTTGTAAAGTCCTAGTCTGTGTGGGACCACCATAATTTCCAAGTGGATTGAGCAAAGGATTAACACCAATTTGATCACTACCTCCAAAACCAGTTGATCCAGTAGTGTTACCAATTATATTATTACCATTTGATGTGAATGGACCAAAGACATCAGGCGATGTTGCTCCGCTGGTTGCCGTATTTCGTGCTATGATAGTATTACCTACATTTATAGTTCCAGCATTATTATAAACACCACCACCAACACCATTACCACTACCGTCATCATTGACAGTATTACTACTGATGGTAGTATTGGTTAGAGTTACAACACCAGATGAAACATATATACCTCCACCACGGGTGAACCTAGCCATATTTCCATTGATAGTACTATTAACTATCGTGAAAACAGCAGCGGAACCATCATTAACTATACCACCGCCGTTTACATTACTACCAGTCGCAGCGGTGTTATTATCATTGACGGTACAATATGTCATGTTGAAAATTCCATTGTTAAATATTCCGGCACCACCAAAGTTTGAAATTGTAGCGATTCTATTGCCACTGACAGTCGAATATGTCATATTACAAACACTGCCATTATATATACCCGCTCCACCGAATGGATCATTGGAATTCCCGTTAGAATTATCACTTATTGTACACAATGTGATAGTCAAATTGCCGAAATTTAGAATACCAGCACCAGATTGAAAAGCTTGTCTACCATTTGTAATAGTTAAACCGGACATTGAAACAATAAAAGTCGCACTGATACTAAAAACTCGAGTCGCATTATTTCCAGAAACTGTAACATTTAATGGATTATTATTGATGATTGATAGATTTTTAGCTATTGTCAATTCTCCTGATGTTAATACAATAGTCGCTCCCGATAAAGCTGGTGCAAAATCGATAGTATCACCTGAAACAGCACTGATAATAGCTTGTCTAAGTGAACCAGGTAAATTATCACTATTATTTGTAACGGTAATTGTTGCCATACTATTATAATTAAAGATTTTTATCACTCAACTGACTGTAACAAACAGTGATATCGATAAATCGATTTATCAATATTGTGATTTGATTATTAATCAGCATAAAAATGGCATCCTGATAAAGGTCAGGAAGTTATCACAATATAAAAAATATCTGGACGCGAACATTAACATATTTTATATACTAATTATTAAAAGGATATCCAAATTTCAATAAAAATATCACGTTTGATTAGATTAAACCATAACAATATATTTTTACTATATCCTAAAAATTGGATCATTCAATCCTTTTCATGATAATCATTTAGAAGTAACTGAAATTATTCGGCTCTCAAAAAATATATGCATATGCATGTATTTTTACGAGGCTTTCACATACTTTTTAAAAGTGTGGAATAATAATCGATATTAAAAATTTATTATAGGTGTTAATAACATCTTGTTAATAAATACATTCATTGGAGAAGATATTGAACAGCTGGACGATGATAAATTGATCAATGTAAAAACATACTACAAATCAATTTCGTGAAATCATCAACATATAATTCTGGGAACACGTAAATTAATCAAAAATAAAACATTTACCATAAATTTGATATATGATCAAATAATAAACTAATTATTCAAATAAATTTATCCACTTCTTTTACTTGAATTGTTTCAATGCTTCAAGTAATATGACAAATTAATAATTAATAATTCAATTTTTGTGATAATTATAAAAATTATAATTATCATAAAGAATATAACCAATGAACAATTTCCGAATGATCACTTCTAAATGCGAATTCACCCATAGTATGAATATCAATGACAGAACCTGTTTCGTTACCCAATAAATGTAACCATTTTGCAATTCCCAAATATCCATTATAGCAAGCAAATCCAAATGCATATTCATTATTAGCATGAATATCAATGGGAGAACCTATTTCAATTCCCAATTTATATAACCATTTGGCAATTTCAAAATGTCCTTTTTCGCAAACCCATCTAAATGCATATTCATTGTTAGCATGAATATTAATGGGAGAACCTATTTCATTACCCAATAGATGTAACCATTTGGCAATTTCCAAATGTCCATTTTCACAAGCTCGTTTAAATGCAAATTCATTCCCAGCATCAATATTTATTGGAAAACCTATTTCATTTCCTAATAGATGTAACCATTTGGCAATTTCCAAATGTCCTTTTTCGCAAGCACATCTAAATGCTAATTCATTATCAGCATGAATATCAATGGGAGAATTTATTTCGTTACCTAATAGATATAACCATTTTGCAATTTCCAAATGTCCTTTACCACAACTCATTTCAAATGCAAATTCATTATAAACATGAATATCGATTTTATTTTTTTGATACAAATATTTTGCCACTAATAAATTATTATTAGTACATGCTGATACAAAATTATTTTCTTCTTTTGTTAAATTTTTATTGTTTATTTTCTCTATCAAATAAAATTGTTTTAATGCTGTAAATAGTTTATCATTAACGACAAAATCATAATAATATTTATTGATTAAAGATAGTTTGGGGAAATCAATAAGTGGATCCAGATAGTTAAGAATAGAATATTCAATTTCCACAACTGGAAAAATATAACTGTTTGTATCCATTATGGATATTAGTTGTATTATATTGATAATATGACAAATTAATAATTAATAATTCAATTTTTATGATAATTATAAAAAATATAATTATCATAAAGAATGTAACCAATCAATAATTTCCGAATGACCGGATCTAAATGCATATTCATAATTAGCATGAATATTAATGGGAGAACCTATTTTTTTACCTAATAGATATAACCATTTGGCAATTACTAAATGTCCATTTAAGCAAGCCCATCCAAATGCATATTCATTATTAGCATGAATATCAATGGGAGAACCTGTTTCATTACCTAACAAATATAACCATTTGGCAATTTCCAAATGTCCATTATAGCACGCCCATTTAAATGCTAATTCATTATCAGCATGAATATCAATGGGAGAACCTCTTTCATTACCTAATAGATATAACCATTTGGCAATTTCCAAATGTCCATTATGGCAAGCATATTTAAATGCATATTCATTATCAGCATGAATATCAATGGGAAAACCTGTTTCATTACCTGATAGATGTAACCATTTGGAAATTTCCAAATGTCCATTTTTGCAAGCATATCTAAATGCATATTCATCCCAAGCATGAATATTAATGGGAGAACCTGTTTCATTACCCAAAAGATATAACCATTTGGCAATTTCCAAATGTCCATTATGACAGGAAACAAATGCATATTCATTATCAGCATGAATATTAATGGGAGAATTAGATACAATTCCCATTTTATATAACCATTTGGCTACTTCTCTTATCGAATGATCATTACAATAATTTTATTTTTTTTTTTGATGTGATTATATTTTTATTAAATTTTTTTATTAAAAATTTTAATAAATTAGTATACTGGGGGGAAATATTCATCAACCATTAGTTTACTTCTTTCCCAAATGTAGGTACTGGCACTTATCATTGATTGCAGAGCTCCTATATAATATGTGTTTTGGTGACCTTGTAAATCTCTTAATTTTGCGAATGGGGAAATATTCTTTGAGAGGGATTCTACATCGAAATGTGGTCCATAATTCCCGTGCGGAAATATAGTTTGAAGTGTATAAGTATGGAATACTGTCGATGTCATATTCGCTAAGGAATCTAACATTATTTGTCTAGCTTGGGCACTGGTTATTTCTGTTGGCGAAATTAACTGTATTGCATATGGACCATATGGTAGTAATCTTCCAATCGTGGTCACACTCGCTACAAATGGAGCATAATATGTACTACTGGGATCAGTATTTAAAAAGAATCCTGCACTATTTTGATAAGGACCAGTTGTATTAGTAAGTAATCCAGTGTAAAAATACCGATAATTCACATGTTTGAATAATTTAGTTTCCAACGAATCTGGATTCATAAATTGGATCTTTTCTAACACGGGTGGGAATGCCACTACATATTTTTTACATTTATATTTAAATGCTTCTCCATTTGCTGTTCCTTTTATTTTTATTGGTCGGTTTCCATTCTCATGTCTTTTTACTTTTGTTACTTGTGCATTTGTTATGACATTTTGACTTCCCAAATAATTTGTTATTCCATTATACAATTGGATACAACCTCCATTTATTTGGAATTGGCCTGTTGGTCCAGCTAGTCCTATTATTGCCATTGTCACTCGACTCATTGATGTTATCATGTTGAGAGCCAAAATATTGCTATAATTTCCATAAGCAAAACCTCCACTGAAACCATATAAATGGGTTATATCTGGCATATGATTTAAATTTTTTAATATGGCATAATCTTTGAATGTCATCAATAATTCCGTGGGTATTTTACCATAAAATATTCCCGAGTCAGACCAATTATATTGTTGCATTATATTTAACCAATTCTGAAATGATACTCCAAATTCTGGTGTTACTGGAAACGGGGGAGCTAATGAACTATTTTGGATATTGATATTTTGTACAGCAAGAGCAGGTATAGAACCGACACCCAATGGATTAAACCTATTGATAAATGCAATATTGTCCAATGTCCAATGGCCAAATCCAGCCGCATTTAACGCCGTTGAATTCCAGAAACCATTTGCTCCTATATCAATCCAATTATCGGTTTGTCCAGAAGGTGGTACAAAATTAAATGTATCGCAATGACCACCTGTGGTACTTTGACTTTCTAGTACCAATACATCGTAGCCATTGTCTTTTAGAAATGCAGCCATTGACATTCCCGCTGGACCTCCGCCTTGAACACATACATCTCTTACACGAACTCTGGATGCATTTATTATTACTAGTGATAATAGCAATAATAGAAATATACGGCCAAAATCACTGATCTTTGCCATTTAGTAATTTAACTAAAGGTAATCTCAAATATATGAATCATACAGACTTTTCAATTTTTATGGTCCACACGTATTTTTTTCTAAAAAATATCAGGATTCTTACAAAAATTTGAAATTGACATCAATAAAATATTGAAAAAAATTTGTTTTGGTAAATCCAATATTTATTGAATATGTATGGTCATGTGTCGTAATTGTATTACAAATAAAAATCCGATTGGTAATTATTTTAATGAAACACTGATCGATTTTTTTTTAGATGAAACGATAACCGATTTGGATGAAACAGTACTTGATGATACGATATTAATCAATTTAGATGAAACAACAATTGATTTAGACGATACACTGCTTGATTAATTAAATATCATTTGATTAAATATTTGTATCATTAATACAAATATTTAATTTAGTCAACACAAATAATATTTACTTTATAAATATGTGTACCGAATCAACTTTTAATTAAAATTAATTAAAAAATGATTTATTCAAATTGAAATTTTAATCATATATTTCCTTCATTTTTTTAATCATTAGCATTGTTTTATCGGAATAATTATTTATAATCGGTATTGGAATGAATCCAGCTGGATTAATATGTGCCAAACGGTGTACCATGCAGCTATCTTTTTCTTGTTCAAAAACAAAACCAGAAATATTAATAGTTGCCTTAACACACCAATTAGGTGTTTTAGGGATTTTACCATCATAATCAACCGAAAACATCAAAACGTATGTTCTCTCTTCATCGATCACTTTCGTTTGCATAAAAACAAATTCTCTAGATCGAATTGGCCAGGGCAATGAATTGATTTGGCGGCAAATTCTGTTATTATCATCAATGTTTTCAATCACATCATATTCCATAATGGATTGATCATTTTTAAGCATATTCTCTTTGCTATCGAATGTATTCCAAATAAAATCCACCAGTTCATCCATTCCAGCTTTGATCAAACCGTTTGACTTAAAACAAGCAATTTTACTCCCCTTCAAAAATTTCCTTTTCATAGTTATATCATCATTCTCTTTAACTAGTTCCCAATTGGAATCGGATAATAATTTTTCCAATAGTTTCAATTTTTCTTTTTTCTTATCAGCAAATACTTGTGTATCGGAATTCATTTCGATGTAGTTATTTTCCGGAATAATATAAGACACCTACTAAATTATTTTAATTCAATTTTTTTTATTAAAATTAATTATAAACAAAATTTATGATTAATTTCAATGGTTTCAATGGTTTCAAAAAGCCAGATAATAAAACGATAAAAAATTAATACAATGAATTGTAGTACACAATGCACAAATACTCCTGACTTCTGTAACCATAATATACCATAACCAACAACTTCCAAACATTGAAATAATGTTCAACACTCTAATAATCAAGTCAGAATAAATAGTATTCCAACCAAGCATAAATATCATAAATGTATAAAAGAAGATTCCATAAACAGAATTCGGCATACCAAAGAGAAGAGTTGCTCTCTTGTGGTCCAATACAGACAAAACCCCATTCATTGTTTCATCGCTAAAAATCGCGATGCGTTTTTTAATTGGGATAACGGGAGTTTCGGATTCGCTGCGCAAATTTGAAGTTGCCGTTTCCTCTTTAAAAATCGCGATGCGTTTTTTAATTGGGATAACGCAAGTTTCAGATTTGCTGTGCAAATTTGAAATTGCTGTTTCCTCAATAAGTGATTGATTATCATAACAATCACAATTTGGTTTGTAATTTGGATTGAGTAACATTCTAATTTTATAATATGTTGCGACCGATGAACAAACAACACCAACTAAAAAAAGTAGATAAACAGGATTGGATCCGAAAACGTGTTTAACAATTAATGTAACAAATAATATAATTATACCGGCTAATGAAAAGAATTTCAAACTACTGTAAAACAATTCAAAAGTGGTTTTCCTTTTACGAAATTTACATACTTTTTCATCTGATCCAGTATAATTATTTATGGGTGTCCTTTTTCTTAAAGGGATTCCGTTTTGTTCCATTTTTTTAATTTCACCAATCGAATTAATAAACATTACAAACAGAATTAATTTCAATTTTTAACGTTATAACAAATAAATCATAAGGCAAATTTAAAAATTGAAAAATTATTATTTTATTATGCCCAATCGAAAAAACAATAGGTATTAAAACGAACTTCAAAAATGAAGTGGTTTAGTTCTAGTTTTTTTTCATTGTACCGAATTATTTTAGGTACATATCTTTTCTTCCATTTTTCTAAATTATGGAATGATGGGGAAGAAATTTTTAGCAATGAAGGAGTCATTAGTGATGCCAAGATTCTACCAAGTTATGGTAAACTTCCGGTTTTAATTTTACATTTTGATAGTCCAAAAATTATCGAATTGTTTATTGGATCATTAATTATTTCTAGTATTCTATTCACATTCGGTATATATCGACGATTGAATTCATTATGGTTATTCTATGGATGGATGTCATTGTTAAATAGAAATCCATTAATTTCAAATCCGAGTCTCGGATATATTGGTTGGATTTTGTTGAGTTGCGCTTTGATCCCAAAAGGAGAAAAATTCTTGTTTTTTAGAAAAAGAAACAGCAACAATGATAAACAATACCACCATTGGGAAATGCCCGATGTCATATATTATGGTTTCTGGATAATATTAGGAGTATCTTATACCGCAAGTGGTTTACATAAATTATCATGCCATAATAATACATGGATCGATGGAACAGCATTATACTATGTATTAACTAGTCCTCTTGCCCGACCCAACAATTTAATAAATGAATTATTGAGTTCAAATGGTTTCATTATTAAACTTATGACATGGGGATCGTTGGTACTTGAGGTCTCGTATCTTTTTATTGGAACATTTTATCGTACAAGAAAATACTATTGGTTAGCATCTATAATGTTTCATATGGGTATCCTTTGCACAATTAATTTTACTGATTTAACTATTGGTATGATTGTGGTCCATCTGTTTAGTTTTGATCCATCATGGTTCGAATGGAGCCGAAGATTAGTCATCCAGTATGATAGAAATGGTAATGAAATTGTTGATTATGATTACAATCATACTGATAAATTTAATTCTAAACCAATATCCGAAAATGTTATCAATGAACTTAATACAATCACGACAAGAACAAGCGAACTACTTAAAAAAGGTATAACAAATGATAAAACCAAAAATACTTTTGTTAGTTGGATAACAATTGCAATAATTATGGTTCTTGTGTCTGTATTAATTCATGCAAATGGTGGATTAATACCAACAATTAATCGTTTCGCCGAATTAACGATTCAATCTCATACCGCTTTTATGTGCCTAATCATTATTTTAGCTATAATCATGATATTAGAAAGAATATTCCCGGATCAAGAATTGAAACCAGTAAATGGTTGGCGGAAATGGGTGATTATTATCAACATATTCCAATTATTTTCAGCTATCTTGGCTATTTTTACTTGGGAAACATGGCTTCAAAATACAAACCATTTCAAATCGACAGCCGGTTTTCATTTGAGGGATCATACTAGTCCTTTTTGGGGTGGTTTTATTGCCTATTTTGTAAACCAATGGCTTTTTTATCATTGGCACAAAGCACGACATGAAGTATATTTATTTTGGATTCTGTTCCACCAATTTCACCATTCACCATCCAGAATTGAAGCAATCACGTCATTTTATAAACACCCGCTCGAAATTATTATTGATTCACAAATTATGGCCGTCCTTTCTTATTCAGTATTAGGAATTAGTAGTGAAGCAACTGTATGGTTATCCATTTTTTCTGCCATTGGTGAATATTTGTACCATATGAATATTTATACTCCTCGTATATTAGGGTATATATTCCAAAGAGCTGTTGCGCATCGATGCCACCACAGATATATGAAAAGATTACATTGCCCAAATTATTCCGACATTCCATTTTTTGATATTCTTGGTGGTACCTTCGAGAATCCGGAATATTATAATGAACAATGTGGATTTACACCCAAAAAAGAGGATCAGCGGTTTAATATGATATTTTTCAAGGATGTCATATTTCGTCATTATCAAGACATCTTTTCTAGTCGTAAAAAATTCAAGAAAATTGTAGTAAGATATTTTTGTTATGCTCTTGTTTTATGGGGCACATTAAATTCCACTGCATTTATTACCCACAATTCGAATTTTAAGGAAATTGGATTCGCCACAGTTTCAAGTCCATTACCCCTTGTTTTTAGTTGTTACAATGGTGTTCAAACATTTGTAACGGCTTTTAACGCAACAATCGATTATCAAAATGGAACACAATTAAATGCTATAATTGATACTAATCGTTATAATTTACTTGGTGGTTCATATAACAGAAAAAATGTATATGGAGCAGTGTTTTCACATGGATCCTTATTTGATAATGATGCCCTTATTAAAATTCGTCAAGATATTCTTCAGTACGCAGTTTGTTCCAACGAAAATGTCGCCGGTAATAGTAGATCTGGCAAATTATTAGAAGAATTTAATTTGCCAGGCGTAATAAAAAAATTACATGTTGATGTACTGGATCGCTACGCTAATAACAAAAAAATAGGAGAATTGGATATAGTTTGTCGTACCGATTAATTTATGTGCCACATAAAAATATGGTATAATTTTTCAAACCAATTAGTCGCACATGATAAAACCAAAATTGCTTACTATAAAAAACACAGTATTTTAAAATGAACATTAGGTTATTCGCTAAATATATAATATTTTTATTGATTTAATTATTAAATCAATAAAAGATGCGGACTTAATTATACCTCTTGATTGGTTTGACACGATTCCTGTTTTTTAGAATTTTTTCTTGATAATGCTCTTTTATTTCATCGCAATCTCCAAATATCATTTTGAAAGTATTATATTTGATATAATATTTAGCTTCTTTAGACAATAAAAAATTTACCACTTCGGTATGACCATTCGTTGATGCTAATTCTTTTGCACAATTATAATTATCCCTATCAGTACTTGTGTTATCACAAATAATAAAAGCACCACTGCGAATCAAATATTTAACTATATCAATATGGCCATGTTTGGATGCTGAAACGATAGCAGTATTAGGATTAGCTCCATGCTCTACCAAAAATTTAACAACATCAATATGTCCATTTTTTGATGAATTTTCAATTGCGAAATGATTACTGGTATTAGCACCTTTTGAAAATAAAAACTTAACCACTTCCAAATGTCCATGCGATGATGCACGGACAATAGGATAATCATAACCAGCACTCATTGTAGCTCCTTTAGAAATTAAGAATTCGACCACCTTTAGGTTACCGTATTCGCATGCCATAATTAGAGCATGATCATCAAAAGCATGTATATCAGCTCCATTCCGAACCAAATATTGTACAATATCAAAATGATTCATTGCTGATGCCCATTCGAGAATTTGACCTCCAAAACTATTTATATTGGCTCCTTTTGAAATTAAATATTTAATTGTATCCAAGTCACTTAAATTGCGTTTTTTGCCTAAAATGATTTTATTCGCTCGCCATTCATTTCCAAGATCACTCAATACCATTTTAAAATCAGGATCGTCTTTGGGCAAAATAACTTTTCTTAAATAAATGCTGTTGTGAAAAAAAAATCCAAAAATTTTGGTAGAATCAGTAAAATAGATACCATTGGAAACATTAGATTCAAATGAACACAACTCCGTATTAATGAATTCGCCGTCGAACACATTTAAACCTTCACAATATTGAAAACCACGATACTTTTCATCTTTATTAGTAGTTTTGAAATAGAATTTTTTGGACTCCATTTGTTTATTTTTTGTTTATTCAATGGGCAAATATATAAATAATTTATCAATTTTTTTTTATCTGTGATGGAGGATTTAACACATTTATTAAATTATTCCCAGTCCTCGCATTTTCCATAACAATGCAATAGTTCAACATTTATGCGATATTTTAAACCTTGACTTTCAATATATTGGACTATTTTTAGTAACGATTCATTTATGACAACATTTTTTTCGCGATGATGGCAAATTCATATTTTTTTTATGGAAAATAAATTGATGCATGATAAGATAATACATCAATTTATTTTTCAACGAGAAGGAATTATTTTTTCAACTTTGAATGCCTATTATAAATATTCTTAACTGCTGCGTTAGATTTTGTCCTCTTGAACAAATAAAAGGCCAACGAAATATCAGAAAATAATCCGATCCATGATCCCGCAATAGCCCCAACTGTACCACCTATCATAAAACCACCCAATGCTCCCGAAGAATCTTTTTTTGTAGTAATATCATTAACAACCTTTCCACCAATTAACGTGCCACATATCGTTCCTGTCCATGTTAATGGTGGAATAAATGGAAAACCAATGATTCCCATTAAATATATCGGAAAATATAATATGCTCTCCATTTTGCATAAAATAGTAATTAACATTTGATATGATACCATTAAATTATAAGTTATTCAATTTTTTTTATTCAAAAATAAATCATATCATTGTGATATAATTTATTTTATTAATTAGTGGTTCGATATCTTCTATGGTCACCACCAAACTCGCATGTACAATGTTCGCATTCTGTACAGCCCGAATATGGATTGAACATATCGGGACAATTACACTGACATATTTTTCCAGATGTTGTAATTTTGCATCCAGTGGAAGATAATTTACCAATGGTTTTTTTGTCTATACCTTTTTTGGTTGGTATATTTTTTACTTTTGTCAATACAAAAGTTTCATTGCCAATACATAAAACATTCTTATCTTGGAGCAGGGACATATTTTTTCGTACCGAAAAAGAATAATTTGAAAATTTATACAATGAAACCCGTTAACTGTTGAGTATTCAATTTTTTTTATGGTATATATATATCTCGTGCTATGTTACCAAATTATGGATCGGTATCGTCCATATTATCCATTAATTTATAATTCATATTTCATACTGTTCCAAAAAATCTATACATATCCAACTTTTAATGATAAAAATAATATAAAGATGAATTATATATAATAAAATAGAATAGTATTAATTTACATAATAAAAGAAAAATAAATAATCGAGAACCAAGATTATTAAAAAATTTCAAAAATTATGTAATTTAATGTAAACTATACTCAGTGATACGCTGGAAGTCACTTAAATTAATTCTGACAACATTTATCAATGTTAGTTTTAAATAGAATTTTTTCAGCTGTGTTAGTATGAAATTATTATTAATATCATCTCTAAAAACATCAACAAACTTAACAGTATCAGCTATGCCTACTAAGGCAACACTTTCAGGACCAAATAAACCTCCCTGATTTGCTAAATCAATTGGTTTGTAATTCATTATATTACAAAATAAGGTTATTATTTGTCATATTTAGTGGTAATTAATGAATTGGTAAAATTATTATTGGACGTCACATATTAAAATAGAAGCGTGTCAATAACAATTCTTTTCAAAAACTTGTGTTTTTGAAAAGAATTAGTATAATCGAAGACACTTAAACAATAAAATTAAGCGTTTAATTATTTTTTATTGGTATAATGTGTATTAAAACCACCTTTTCCATCAGGAATATTTACTGATCCTCCAGCGCTAGGATAATATGTATTAAAACCACCGCCAGATGATGGAACATTTACCGATCCACCAGCGTTGGGATAATGTGTATTAAAACCACCCTTTCCATCAGGAATATTTACGGCAGTATTCATTTTTATTGTTAACTTGATTTTGTTAATATTAAATTTGTACCAACAATAATTATAAATTTCAATTTTTATTTCGATCTTGTTTGTTTTGATAAAGTTTATGACACAAGTTCCATATAATATTAATCATTTTATCAGTTCTCATTAGAAAATATTTATGGATGATATTATTTCTTGTTATAATAATATCGTTCCAATCATTGTCAAATCTATTTTCATCATTTTTTATAATACCAGCAGCTTCACCAATAACAACTAAATTATTTAAGACAGCATCGTATGCCATTTCATTTTCTGCTAATTCAGATGCTGATTTGAAAGGTGTGATATATTTATGAATTTTTTCGATCGCATATGCAAATTCATTTAAGCTATCTTGTATATTTCTTTCTTCTCTATAATATTTTGATTTTAATTGATAATATTTAGTACGATGTGTTAATATTGTTTCGGTATCTGGTATCACTTGCTCTTCCAGAAAAGTCTTGGAGAGACGACGTGATTCATTTTTTAGAAGACACCTTCTTAAAATATATTTTATATTTGTAGTAAATGATTCACCTTTTGATATTCTATAATTTTTCCGGATTATAATTTTAATAAGATGATGTCTTTTTAAATATTTAATTGTTTCCGTCGATAATATATTTAAATTATCTTTTGTACTATCCAATTGATGTAATTGTTGTTGGATATTATCGATTGGTTCATCTTTGATACATGTCGTGATTTGTATATGATTATTATTTTTGATTAATTTAATCCAGCCATTAGAAATAGCTTGATTAATACCTTTAAGATCACATTTATTACTAATTAAATAATGCTTTAGATCATCAAGCAATATAATATTTCCACTTCTCTTAGAGGACGAGGTAATATATTGCCAAATTCTCTTTTCTGGACTTCCATGCAATAAATATTCTTTTCCTACTTGTGTCAATAAATAACCATGTATTTCTTTTCCCTTTAGTACAACAAAGTTATTACTCTCTAATAATTGTAAACAATAATCCCATAATTTGATTGACCACTGCCTTGTTGCAAATATTTCATCTAATATATTCCACCCATTTTCAATTATTCCTCTTATTTCTAATAAATATATTAGGTTTGTTATAATTTCTGTTGAATACTTATAAATGACAGACCACGAATTATTATCCCCAATCAGTTTTCTAATATTACAAACTTTAAAATTTTTTATTTTGTTTGACAATAAATCATAAAATATATCGTTCCATCTGTAATTAACGATCGTGTTCCATTTTTTGCATACCATTGATGTCATAAAAATATATTTAGGATGTTCAACATAATTAAATATTTTTTTTAGTATTTGATCGTCTAGTAAATCCATATTATTTATTTATTGAATCATTAAATAAATAATATTATAACTATTTTGGCGATTCAATTTTTCTGTTTGATTTTACCTGTAAACGAATATTTTTTTCTTGATAAAAATATCATACATATTTAATAAAAATTATTAATTTGATATGTATGACGATAATATCTTTATTCCCAATATATCACAATCATACCTTTATCGTCCCAGTTCTCACACTTTCCATAACAATTCAAAAGTTTAACATCTATGCGATATTTTAAACCTTGGCTTTCAATATATTGAACTACTTTTAACAATGATTCATTTATAACAACATTTTTTCTCGCAATATTGTCAAATTCATAATCCTTATCCTCATAAACCCAACCATAATTGTATGATTTCAATCCTTTATCAATTACTTCAATTAAATTATTTCGTAATTTGACCAATGGATCTAATTTCATATATGCATCGTGTGTTTCATTTTTCATTTTCAGTTGGTGTAAATAATATTCATGAATTGTTTGATTGGTATCACTCATATTTGTATTATCTGTATTATCCATTAAATTATAACCAATGTTTCATGCTGTGTTAATATGAAATATATTCAATTTTTTTTTTTGATAATCAATAGGTAAAGTATTTCATTGAGAAAAACAAACAATAACAGTATTGCAAAATTCATGAGGCAATGTATTTATTATATCACCCGTATTGATATCAAGTATTTTGATTTTATCTGTACCAATAACTATTTTTTTATCATCTGGATATATTGCAATATTTTTAATATGTTTTTTTTTATTATGCTTAACTGAATTTATTAATTTACCTGTTTCGATATCCCATATTTTGATATTTTTTTGATCACACGAAACAATTTTTAAATTATCGGACAAAAAAGCAATTGAATCAATATCTATATTATTCTTAACACGGATTAATCTTTTACCTGTTGTTGTATCCCAGATACTAATATATTGATAATCATCTACCATGGCAATTTTGAGATTGTCTGGTGATAAAATGGCTTTACATTCGTTTTTTGTAGAATGATGTTTAATAGTTTTAAGTGGTTCGCTTTTGTTCGTATTCCAAATGTTAATATTTTTTCCATCAACCGAAAAAAATCTCAAATTATCGGAAAAAAAACCAACATTATTAACATCACGTTGATTATGAAAAGTATGCAATTTTTTGCCATTATTCACATCCCATATTTTAATATTTTCATAATTTTCGACATTGCTAGAAATTAGTTTCAGATTATCTGGGGAAAATGCGATGCCACTAACAAAACCAGAATCACTTATTTTTTTCAATAACTCTCCTGTATTGATATTCCATATTTTAATTGAACGATTACTGGTGCCAGAAACTATTTTAAGATTGTCTGATGAAACAGCTATTTCGGTAATCCAACAATGACCGCTACCACCATGTTTCAACTCATTTATTAATTGTCCCGAATCCGCATCCCATATTTTAATATTTTTATTGCCACTGGAAATTATTTTATGATTTCTAATCGTCAAAAATTCATCAACAAATTCTTTCGAAAAATTATTTAAATCATAATCAGCTGGGATATTGATTTTTATTGTTCTCATTAATTTGACATCATTTGTATAGTCAAATAAATCCATTATTTCTAACAACAATTTAAATCCTTCACTGGGTATTTTAATATCGTATAACAATTTAATATTATTATCCAAACAAAAAAAATTTCGACATTTGATAGTTTCCAATAGATATTTCCAATCAGGAAAATTATTAAATTCTTCATCATACGCCCAGTTTAAATTTTTTTTTGACATATATTCCTGAGACATATATTTCCAATTGGGAAAATTAATGAGCTGACTCTTATCCAAAACAAAGTTTATTTTTTGATTATAAAATGATAAAACAATATCGTATGCTATCACCGCATCTTCAACATGAACAACCAACTTTTCCTTATTATTAGTATCATTAAAAGTTAAACAGCTGTAAAAATATTTTGAAGAAAACGCTAATATATTTTTATGGGCGCAGATACTTATTGATTGAGATTGATCCATTAGGACTAGTTCAATATCGGTGAATTTTTTATCTATTGTATCTTGATATAAACTATTAAAATCCATTATGAATAATTTATGAATAATTTATTCATTAACAATTATTTATAATACAATTAATAATTCACGAATCAATTTTTTAATAAAATATTTAATACCGGGACATCCATTGAAAATATTCTGCCCTTAAAAAAATTTGAAATTCCAAATATTTGGAGGGCTCTTTGCATTTGATATATATAATCACGTTAGCATAACGTAAACACATTGAATCAAACTCAAATCACAACAACCAACATGCATTGTATTGAAATCAAAAATGAAACAGCAACGAGTGAGAAATTTTTTGGCCCAGATGGATGGGGAAATGAACCCGTTACCAAAAAACTCGGAGTGCCGGGAGAAATTATTGGTCAAATTTTTCCTTCTCACAAAGATGAATATTCATTGACAGCTTTTGATGATAGCGAACCGATTGGACATTGTTGCAACAATCTTTGGGAAGATTTCTTGGACCAGTTGCCCAAAAATTCATTGAACTATTAACAATAGTACACCAGAAGGAACAGACTGAACTGCTTCCTTTTCTGGAAACTAGCGGTTATCCAATCAAGTATATTGCCCATGGTTGTGGATTGATGGTTCTTAGTTCTTACAATGGACAAGGTCTCGCAACAAAATTGGCCACAGCCGGTGATAAACTTCTAAAGGAGAAAGGATTCATGGTCAAAGTAGTCAAAACGACCAATATTGGATCCAGGAGGACATACGAAAAAAACGGCTATGTTGAATTTGCTTTTTTTGCTCTTGATGATTTCGGCATTGAACTTGATGACAGGTACAGCATTATGTACAAAATTCTTTAAAAAAATATATAAATGCATGCATATGGATATATATATTTGATAAGAGTATGCACAAAAAAAATTGAAAATTTGTGTATCTACAATTCTCATTGTAGACATTGTCTGTGTAGTACGTCAAATCAATCAGCTTTGCTGTGAACTTTACCAGAATAATATCAAGTACAATCTCGGATGTTGCGTGTTAAATTCAATGACAAAGATGATGTATACATTGTACCTAGAAAAGGAGCAGATGAAAAAATGTCACGTCATGGTGCACTGAGAACTAGCGGGTTATGCGATAAAGAACTCGCTCAAAGATCTCTACTGAGAGCTGATGATAATTGTTCTTGTTTTAAATGCCAATGTGAAAATCATTCCCACGAAGCCATTTTCACTAATTGTCTAAAGAAAAAAATCCATTGTGGTAATTCTTCTCGTCATCCTTGCTATTGTGCTAAAAACATTTGTCGTGTATGTTTAGAATTAAATTTACATACATGCATGAAATGCCAATCATTGCTACACACTGATAAATTTCATTGTGGTGTCAAAATCTGTCTAGATGGTAAAATGAGATGTACCAATTGTAGAGATCTGGTTAAAATAAATTTATGCGAATCCTCTTTACACCAATCAGAAACTCATCTTAATGTCATAACCGATACTGATAACAAAAAAAGATGTATCGAGTGTAGACTAATTAGACAAAATGCAATTGATAAAAAAAAGTGCCAATCCTCTTTGCACAAAGGAGACTCCCACGACGCTGTCATGACCGATAAAGATGGTACAAGGCGATGTATTGATTGTAGAATAATTCGATATCGCGCAAATAAGATAAGGTCTTAATATCATAACCAAAAAAAAAAAGATTTTTTATTATTTTGTATCTAAAAACATATACCAAATATATGTTTTTAAATAAATCCAAAGGAATGGACAACTAAAAATTATATCAAAGAATTTTATCCCAAATATGTAAGCCATGAGGTTAAATCGTATAAAGGAAATTATGATGTTATCATTAATCTCAATGATGATTCGTATATCTTAATCGCAATGGAAGATTTTTCAAAAAAAATGGAAAGGATTGATGGAGAAGAATTGGAAGAGTTTGAAAAAAACGGATATTGATGTTGTTCAAAATTAAATTACAATAAAATTTCTATTTTATTGTAATTTTTTAATGGTACGAAAATAATAAACATCTCTTCATCTGGGTAGTAAATCTATATAAAAGTATATAAATTTTTTAAGAGTTCTTCAACCCTTGAGTATCCCCATTTACTCTTATCCACTGGCTAGGCTTCGTGGACGTTTAGATTTACCGGATT